TCTGTGGACACTCCTACCTAGTAAAGTGCGTTCAGCTTTGAAAAAGGCTAAGGAAATTTAATATGGACAATAAACAAAATCAGCGGGATAACAGTGGGGTACTTTTTAAATCCGACAAAATCGAGAATGAAAGGTCGCCTCAGTACAAAGGAAATATTACAGTAGATGGCAAAGACTACTGGATTTCTGCATGGATTAAAGAAGGAAAGTCAGGCAAGTTCATGGGTTTAGCAGTATCACCTAAAGAAGAATATAAGCCCAAGACCTCTGAGCGTTCTAAGGCTACAAACTTTGATAACGCAGAAGACCTGCCCTTCTAGGAGACAACATGATTAAATTAGATGACCCTTGGATTCATCGTTCCAAGCAAATGAGTTGTATGACTTGTATGTGGTTTGTTGTAAAAGCCAGAACAGAACCCAATGCTGAAGAGCACAACATAATTGGCAGATGCCGTAGACATTCTCCTTCTATGGGTGGCTATCCAGTTGTCTTTATGACCGATTGGTGTGGCGATCATAAACTTGATGAAAACAAAATTTGAGTTAATATAAACCCGAGGGGAGAGCTGTGCAAAGGATTTTCCTAGCTTGCAGACGAGCAGTTTTCCCCTCACCCAATAGGAGTGAATGATGACATTAGATAAAACATGGTTTGGTGGTGCAGTAGAGAAATTCTTTGGTTCACCAGCCTTTAAGTTGGTTAGAAAAGAAGACCCTACAACGAGCCATCAGGCGGCTCAGAAGGTTGATACAACCAAGCTAGAAAGTCTTGTCTACGAGGCTATAAAGGGCTTTCCTGACGGGTGTATCTCAGACGAGATACTAGAGATGTATCCAAACTACCCATATTCCTCAATAACAGCACGATACAAGTCTCTGTTAGACAAGGGATTTATTGAAGTTACTGGTGTCAAACGTGGCAAATTTGGCAGAAATCAACGAATTATGAAGGCCAAGTAATGCTAGAAAAACCACCTTATTCCAAGATCAGCTATCCCTCTGTTCCGACAAAAGACTTTAAATGGTCTTCAGGATCGGATGTCCAGGCTATTTGGAAGAAGCATGGATGGAATCCACCTTCAGAGAAGATGACACCACCACCACCAGAGAAAGAAATTCAACCCTTGAGGAGAGTTAGATGAGCTATGCCGATATAGAAATTCGCATAATCCAATGGGCAGAAGCCCGAAAGATTATTCCTAATAGCAACCCAGAGTCTCAGCTACTCAAGGCGGTCTCTGAAATAGGAGAACTTGCAGATGCCACGATTAAAAAAGACAGAGAAGCTATTGTGGATTCTGTTGGTGATGTCATGGTCTGCCTTATTAACTACTGCGCTCTTCAAGACATCAATCTGGTAGACTGCATGGAAGTTGCGTATGACCAAATCAAGAATCGCAAGGGTACTCTATTGCCCAACGGGGTGTTCCAAAAGACACTTGACTGACATAAAGTTATCCTAGTATTTCATTGCAACAATTTGTTGCGCTAACAGGGAAAAATTATGTACAGACTGACAATTGAATTAGATTGGGCTTCCGATGAAACCCTCATTATCAACTCACATGATTTTGAAAAACTACAGATCATTCAGGAATTTATTACGTTCCAACAAGAGCATGGATGGGCGGTTAACTATGAAGCAGTTGACAACTCTGAGGATGAAACTGAAGAAGAAATCCCACCCTTTGCTTTAAACGCTCACGAACCTTTGTAGCTTATAAGCTACTTAGCCAACAGGTAAAGACCCACGTTTGAAGCAGCGTAACCCGCATAGACAATCGCCATGTGTGGGTTACCCTTCATAAACTGTTCACCCGCAATGTATGCGTAAATTAAGCCTGTCAGAGCAATCAACCAAGCACTCAAAATGCACCTACATCAATCACTTCGCCTCTAAACTGAACCATGTCCTCATCAAATTTATGGACGAGTTCAGGCCATAAAAGCTGACCATTGAAGAAGTTTAACACCGCAAAGCCCGATCTGTGGTTAGCAGGGTTTATTTCAGCATAAGTAAATTGTGGCCCATCAGTCTCAGCCAAAGTACCTGTATCCACCCCGTATCTACATCCATTGTAATCAGAGAATGGCGTGACCTTTAGAGAGTGCAGATGCCCTGTAACTACTGAGACACCAGCGTTAACTGTATTGTTATGTGTGGCATGGATTCCACCTTTGTATCGGTGTTTGATAATGACTTGCTCGGTAGGCCATACTGCCCAACAAAATTCCCACTCGGTAATGTGGTCTGTCAACTTAAAGCCCTGAACTTCTTTAAATTGTGGTGCGTGTTGCGCTAATCTATTGCCAAACCGAATATCGTGATTGCCCCATGTAAACAAGAGCTTTACATTGTGTCTCGCTGCTTTAGCTACTTCCTCAATCTCACCTAGCGCACCCTGACAAGCCTTTAACTCTTGAATGACAGAAGTCTGTGGTTGGTCAGTTACATCATGGCGAGATATAGACGCCCCATCAAACGCATCCCCGTTACATATCACCGCCTTTGGCTTGAACTGTTCTATAGCCCATAGAAGCCCTTTAAAAGCAGTTGTTCTTTGACCAGGTATGAAGTGGGCATCTGAGAACACAATCACACATCCATCTAGCATCCCAAGTTCTACTTGTTTTAAAGGAGAGAAAGACTTGGGTCTGCTCTTGTTATACATATCACCCCGATGGTCTTTGGCACTCAGGGTCATGTTGTAAGTTTTCTCGATATACCTTCTGCGTAGATGAACAGCCCTATTGTGTATATTTAGATGTTCTGCCATTCTTGTGGCAGATTGCAGTTGACCCCATAACTGGATGAACTCCATGTCTGTACAAGTTTCGTTATGAGAACCCATTGGAATCCTTAGACAATAACTTTTCTAAAAGGTTAATGACTCTATGTTCTTGCATTTCAACCTCATCCTGAGATGATTTGGGGTCTTGTGCCACAGTCATTAAATCGTGCAGAAACACATGAAGCAACTCATGTAAAGCAGTCTGATCCAGAGACTCAGGTGTGATTTTCTCAGCACCAAAGTCACCTAACCTATAAGTAGCCAATCTAGCCTGAGTGTTGAACTCCACAGAAGCCATTGCCGCCTTTGCGGGTTTGCTTCCTTTCTCAATTCTCCAATCACACAAACTCAAAATTTGCTGCCATTTTCTGACACTTTGTGCAAACAGTTTTACATCATCTGGCGTAGGAATGTTAGGCATTTCAACACCTTATACAGTATTTATGACATTTTTATTTAAGATGCAAGCACAAGTAAGGCGTGATCTATGTGCTTTATGCGGTCTTCTAGCCCTATAAAACCGCCATTTATCTTCTTGGTCATCATCTTGTAGTCTCGGTTATCGGCATATTGGTTCAACTTATGCGTAGCCCAGAACCATCCCGCAGTCAGGGCAGCGTACTGAGGTGTAGCCACTAGGTCAGGTTGCATCACAAAGTCCTCTCCAAGGGCTTGTCCTGCGTGATAGTACCCTGCATGACCAGTAAGCTGAAAAAGTCCTCTGCCTCGAAACCTGAACCCATCCCCTGAAGCCTCATCTCTGTTGCCCATGCGATTGGCATAAACAGAATTAGCAATCTTCTTAGGATCACGCTCAAACTGCTTGGCAAACTCTAATGTCGGAAAGCGTTTAGGCCATACCTTCATCAAGGTTTCTGCACGATAGTTCAGGTTTTCATTAAGCATCTTGAAATTACCACTCTCATGCCCTGCTTGACCAATAAAAGCCGCTTGCCTTAGTGGATTTGAGATATCAAACCTGTCAAAAGTAGTGTTTAGTGCCGCTTCCCATACAGGATCAATGTGAAGTTGTTTAAGTTGTTCAGCGTTTATCATTCAACAGGTCTCTCATCTGGTTATACGAGTCTACGCAAGCATTCAAAGCGACAGTATTCTTATCCCCTTGGGCAACTATTTCTGCGATGGCATCGATTGTTGCTCTTTCGGCATCAGAAGGTTCATTAGTCGGTCTGTTAGATTCACTGGTTGCTTTTGAATCTGCGCTGGTAGAGGCGGTATTTGTGGTGGTTTGTACGTTACTTGAGGGGCAGAGGCGCAACTTGCCAGCACGATTGGCAACAGCAAGAGCAGTAGTTTTTTTGTTGATAGCATCATTGGCTTCCTGTAATTTTGCAGATTGTTGATTAAGTTTCTCACCCATGTTTTGCTCGATCTGACGAGCTTCTTCATTCTTTTTGGCAATGGCTATCTGCATCTCGCCATCACGCTCTAGCCACCCATAATGGTGTCCAACTCGGTATGTACCAAAGAGAGATACCATAACGCCAATAATTAACCAAGGCAAAGGAATAGGTAACATTAGTCAGACTCTTTTCTTGCTTGTGCTAATTGTTCTCTCTCGTCATCATCCTCTAGCAAATCTGGAGGCGTAGTCGGAGGAGGAGGAGGAGTCCATGATTCATCTAACGCAGGGTTTACCCATTTAGGCAAATCATTGTTAGGTGCAGTCCATGTTTGCGTAGGTGCATAAGATGAGCCATAGGATTGATTATTTCCGTAGCACATAGGTTGCATAGGTGGTGGCTGATTTGAAGCCCCAAAAGCCTTAGAAACTGCGCCAGCAGCCCTCTTTGTCATTACGCCACCAATGCCACCAACAATAAGCAGAACAATGTCGTTGAGCATCTTGGTGTAGGCCATGTCAATCGGGGCCATGCTCTTAATCGGCTGAGTCACAAAGGTGACAGAATAGAGTAAAGCAATAACAATAAAGCACAAAATGCAAGTCACTACAACAACTACAAAGCCCCAAACTCGGACTTCAAATTCTTCAGTTGTTAGGTTTGGCTTCTGATTGAACATCGTTTACCTTTTTTTCCAATATTGGGGCTACTAAGTATTCGGGACACATCTGAGTAAACAAGCACTTAGGCTTTTGACATTCCTCTGCATGGAAGTAATCAGGATTCTGGCATTTATACCGATACCTGTCTTCACAGCCAGTTAGCAGTAAAAGAAGCAATAAATATCTCATTTACCTAAACCAATCCTTCCAAGTAAGAGATTGACAATTCTGTCTGATAAGTCATCAGGTAGGAACTTCAGAAAACCCAAGAAATAAAGTGCTACTACCCCGTAAACGAAGATTTTTAAGCACAAGTCAAAAGTCTTCTGATATTCGTTCACGATGTTCTCTCATCATTCACCTACCACATCTACGAGTGGTTGCACAGAAATCCATCATCTCATTCACGCCAACAAAGACCAAGAAAAGAACAAAGAAGATTCCACCTATTGCCAAGCCAATCTCTAGTTGTTCTTGCTCTTTCTCTTTGGCTGCCTTTTCTGCTTTCTTTAATGCACTTATTTCTTTGGCATCAGCTAAATCCATCTCTGCTTGACGAGCCTTAATCTTGTTCCAAACATCAATCTTACCTGTCTGCATAAAGAGCATTTTCAGTTCTTCTTCAAACGCTCTGGCTTGCTCTAGTGCCATCTCAATCTGGAGAGCCGTACCCATGTTCGAGCCTTTGCCAGACTGCTTGGCTTGAAGCATTGCCTTGGTAGCTACAGACTTAGCGTCAAATAGCTTACCAATCATGGGTGCAAGTGAGCCTAAGTCATTGGCAACATTAGCTGCCTTCTTGACCATACTGATTGCTGACTGTATGCCAGCTAGTGCTGTGATTGGGTCTATCATTTCTTATCTACCTTTTTCCATTCAATACAGTAGACTTTTCGGTTGTACACATCGCCAACCCAAACCCACTTAACACATCTGTACTCAATAGTTACAGCCAACAAAAACGCTAGTACCATGCCCACACAATAATGTAGACACACCAAATGACAGTAATACAAAACAAGACTGCGGTAGTAAAAGCCACAGCCCAATCTTTCATTTTTTAATCCAAGTCTGCCAGACAGCACCAGCAGCAATGACTAACCCACCAATCCACAAAACTGGTTGAGCAATAGATGCTATCCAGTTAAGAACCTTTACAGCACCCTTGGCAGCGTCAATAGCTTCTACCAAGTCTTTAGTGTTCTTATCTATCTCATCTACCTTTGCTTCAACAGCTAGTAGACGCTCATAGATTTGCTCATGGCTTACATCGGTCATGGCGCATCAGGCCAAGTAATAGTCCAAGGGAAACCTGTCTGCGTAGTAACATCACGCAAGGCTTGACGATAGGTAGCCCATACTGCTTTGTCAACAGGAGCGTCTGCTACTTGTGTCCAATCACAGTCTTTCAGTTTCTCATCCCTTGAAGCACGAACACTCTTAGCCTGTTCAGCATCCTTAGAAGCCTTGTAAGCCACTTCTTGTTCAGCAGCAGTAGTAGTTACACCATCTACCACTTGGTCAATGAAGACAGGGCCAAGGATATACTTGGTGTACCACTTACCATCAACTTGCTCAACACCATTGGCTTGAGAGTATTGGTAAACAGTACCACCAGTAGCTTGTGGGCCTTCAAAGACTACATCAGCACCCAAAGCAGTTAAGACTTCAGTTGTTGTTATGTCCCATGATGGGCCACCATTGGCTTTTGTATATGCACGAAATTCACTTTCGTACATGACTGCGCCTGTTTGTGTTCTGATTTGCATATAAGTCCTTTAAGCTATTGCAAGCCCTATGTAGGTTGCAGAAGATACGTTCACA